ACGTCCACCATCTGCAAAAGAATCAGAAGAAGAACCATCTTGTAAATCAAGACCTGTTCCACCAACTCTCTTACCAAATAAGAAAGCTTTTTCTTTCTGCATCTTATGCTCTTGTGCTTTTAGTCTTCTTAGTCTAGCTAATTCAGAGGATTCACCTTTTAGAACTGCAGCTTGTAATGTACCAGTAACTTGTAAAGAAGTTTTAAAAATCTGTGTACTATTCCAAACTACATCTAAATCATCAGACCAATGTTCTGGTGCTTCTGAACCTTCACCATGTGCATTACCAATTACTTGTAAAATGTCACCTGTTGCTAGGTTAAAAGCAGAACCTAAGTTCTTTAACTTATAAGCTGAACCTGATTTAGAAATTACACCTGTACCTTTGTTAGTTCCTCCAGATGCTCTTACTTCTACAATCAAACCTAGGAAAGCATCAGACAATGCTGAAGCTCCACCAAATCCTGTTGTAGATGCAACTGGTGTTGCTGGGTTAGATGTACTTTCTAGTGTAATACCTGTATCATTTGCAGGTACTGCTAAACTTCCAGTTCCAGCAGCACATGTACCTAGTACAATATTCTGCTTAATCCATGGGTTTCTGTGTTCAAACATTTTGAAAACAGGGTCTGGTACTGAACGTAGCTCCTGATTACTAACCATTGTAGTAAAGGGAGCAACATCAGTCCATAGTTCCTTAGTAACCTGTGGGTCTACATAAAAATCTCGTCTTTCGTTGTAGATTATGCCACTAGCACCAAGTTTTTTCTCTGTTGCCGCCATTGCGTACTCCTACTTACTAGCGACCTAGCAATGCATCACTAAAGGATTGCTCATCAGTTCTAGGTTGTTCAGACTTACCTGTAATCACAGAAGGATCTTTAGGTACTGATAACCTTTGAGCTTGATTTTGCATCTCTTGTGTTTTTTGTTGCACAACTGGGTTCGCATTTGTTCTTAATTCAAATAGTTTAGCTAAATTATCCATAGAAAGATTATCAGGTGCAGATGCCCATTTGATAAACTCATTAGCTTTTGCATTATCCCAGCCATAGTTATTAATAGCATGGCTATATGCTTGTTGTTGCATAGCCTGCTGTTGTTGTACAGCCATTTGTTGTTCGTACTGAGCTTGCTGTTCTGCTTGCCTTTGAGAATCAACATTTTTAAGATAATTAAGATACTCATCTCTATAGTTTTCTTTAGCTATTCGATACTGAAACGACTTTGATTCTGGGTCGTTATAAGCATCAACTTCATTGTAATTAACTGGTTTTTCAGGTTCTGTAGGCTCCTTCAATGAAGTCTGCTGAACTCCCATAGGGGTTTGTCCTGCAGGTTGTCCATTGGAGAGCTTGGCTTCTAAACTATCAAGAACCTCTGGATTATTTCTAATAATCTGCTCAACTGGAGCCATACTATTTCTATAATAATCTAGTTCTTCTCTAAGTCCAGATAGCTCACTCTTGGCTTTATCAGCCTGTGACTGCCAGTACTCATACCTATTAGTGTCTTCTTTTGGGTCAACACCGTTTTCTGTTGTGGTTTCACTAATTGGAGCTGCAACTTCTTGACCTGTTTTAGGGTCTAAATCAACGTTAGGAACTGTTTCAACTTGAGGTGCTTCAGCAGCAAACTCTCCTTGAAACATTTCTACGTCTTTTGTAGGTGCAGAACCAGCATCAACTACTTCCAAATTATCCATTTTCTTTTTCCTTTATTTGCGATTTGGTTAATTCCAGCAACCGCTTCCTCAATTCTTTTACTCTTCATATCCTATGATGTAATCGTATATTATATAGTATACTGATGCTACATAAGTAACCCAAAGTATAGCTACAAATAATTCAAATACAAACTCTACTATCATCTAAAATCTTGTACATCCATATCTGTTCTAGTCAATCTTATAAACTCTGGACTTCTATATAATGCATCATCTGTATCTTGCATAGCATTTTGACTTCTAAATGCAGATTGAAGTAAATATCTTTCTTTATCTTTGCTTGGAGCATATAAAAATTTTTCAAACTCATCACTTTCAAAACTTTTATCTGTAAAAGTTGTCCATAATTTTACATGGTCTTCTACTATTTTTGGGTCTATGTTTGTATACCTAAACCAATAATCTTCATTTTCTACTGGTTTCATCCAACCTTTTTCTTTTTTATCAGGAAGCCTATTAGTATGCTCCTTATTATCTCCAAGCCAATTAGCCATCTTCGTTTATACTCAATATAGTTTCATTCATCTCACGCTGTGGATTATCTTCAGCAGCAGTAGATAAATCATTTCTTGCATTTCTTAATTCATCACTAAGTCTAGATTGATATAATTTTTGTGCCATTTCTACTTTGGCTTCAGCTTTAGCAAGCTTCTTTTCAAATTCTTTTACTTCTACACGCTTTCTATCATGTAGTGATTCCCTCTGTGCAGTCTGTAAGTCACCCTTAAGTTTCTTAATTTCTTCATCTTGCATTTGTAACTGTGATTGTAATTGTTTCATCTGTCCAGATCTTTCTAGTACACCTTCCATATCTGCAACATCTGTTTGTTTTAATAACTCTATTTGGTCAATTAAACCAGCTTGATACAACTGCATGTAGTACTCAAATCTTCCCCAACGATTACTTGGCAATGTAGAACCAGACAATACTATAACATCGTATTTACCAACAGTAATGTCATTTTGTTTCCCTACAACATTTCCTATATCATCATACATAGGACTATTAACTACAACCTCCATAGGTTTATTATTAGGTTGCATTATTCTCATAACTTTTTGGTCTGTATAAACTTGTTGTATTAAACCTATAACTACTTTAGCTAACTGATTTATTCCTTCTTCTATATCATCTCTTTTAGATTTTATACGTCTTTGACCATATTCATCTAAAGCAACAGTACCTTTAAAAGTTTGTGGTGCAGCACCCATGTCGCCCTGCATTAAAGCGTATATACCAAGGATTCTTTCAATATCAGCTTTTGCATCTGCCTCATTTTTATATAATTCATTAGGCAAAGGTATAGGGGATGCTACTATAGGACTACCTAACTCTGGGTCAAACTCTATGACCGCTGTTCCTGCTCTACCCCAATCTTGTTCTACCTGCTGTTTGTTTACTGCACCACGAGGGATTAATAATTTTACATTTGTACTACTAGATGCATGTGCAATAATTAATGAACGTATTTTATTTATATATTCTTGCAATCCTTTTACTAGTCTTACATCAGACATAGGATAGGGATTACGATTAAAACCATTCATAAATGGCACAATTGGATATTCTTCTATAGGTAATATTGATTTATATAACATATAATCACCTACAGAAACACATTGCTCTATGTTTGTAACTTCTATTTCGTTTACTAAAATTCTATTATCTTCTATTAAATGGTCTTTAGTAGCAATGTCTATATAGCTTGTAGAGTTAGGTATTGACCCTTCATGTTCTTTACCTCCCATTGGCATAGGTTGACCTGACATAGGGTCTTGCATCATATGGAATGTATCACCCATTTGTTCATGCAATTGAACATAACCTCTTACTTGTTTTTCATCGGTAAATATTTGAACATCACCATTATTATCAGTTAAGATAACTACTTCTTCTTTTTTGTATTCATCATATTGTTCTATATTTAAAACTTTTTCTTCATTAGCATAAGGGTCATAAATCTTATAATAAGGCATACGTATTTTTGTATACCTTGTAAACATTTCTAGTTCTCTATCGCCACTTAATTCTTCTCCTGCTACTCTACTTTTTAATGTAACGTCTTCAGAGTATAAAGGAGTTCTGCTTTCAGCAGGTATATTAATATAACTAGTTTCCTGAACTTGTAATATTTCTTCTGTAAACTCAGGAAAATGTTGTATCAATTGATTTTGACTCATCAATTTAGCTACAACTATATGACCACAATCTCTAGCAAAAGGATCTTTACTGCTTGGGTCAAAGTATACTTCAAGAGGGTCTATTGATTTAAGACAAACTTCACCACGACCAAAGTCTTTATCTGGGTCTGTATATGCCATCATAACTCCCATGCCTTTTACATAGTAGTCATCGATGCATTGCTTGAGTTCTACGTTGCCATGTGAATTATCCCAGACGTAGGACATCAAGTCAGAAAATAAACGACCAACTTCTGTATCGCTGGTTTCTCTGGCAGTTGACTGAAATCGTGGCTTGTTAGCAGAGAGCATAGCTTTTGCTTGCTCTACTGCAGAAAAAACTACATTTACGACAATAGGTTCTTGAGCTTTATTGCGTAATGTGTCAGCTTGTTCTTTTGTCCATTGCTTACCATTACGAAACTCGTTATCCTCTACAGCTTGCTTTGCCCAGTTTTCTCTGGCAGAGCTGTATTCTTTTAATAGGTCGTGTGTAAATTGTACTTCTGGGTCTTTACTAGAGTTGTTATTATACATAGAGTTAGGTTTTTAGTTACTTAAACTATTGATATTTAAAAAAAGTTCCATTTTAAGATGTTTTCCAATCATAACTCTTTGCAGCTGGTCTGCTGCTAGATTGTTTTTCTTTACTTTCTACTGCATGACTTGGTGTATAACACTTTTTCATTGCATAGTATAATCCATCTAATAAGTCATCATGTTTACCTCTAGGGTATAATAGTAATTCATCTTTTAATGCTAGTTGTTCTTTTTTAATGTACATCTTCTTTTGTGCAAAATAAGGCTCCATTGTTTCCAATCTTGATGATTTACTAGTTCGTGGTGACTCTTTTATTTCTAATCCACTAATAAACAGATTTTCTTCTTCTGTTCTTTGTCTCAGGTATTCTCGTAACATTTCCTGATAACCTACAGACTCAATACGTACTTTTACAGGT